TCCATACTATTAATTAGTTCCTTAAACGATGATATCCGCTATTCCCATTTCTACGGCTTCTTTCGCGCTGAGATATACGTCGACTCTTCTGTTTAACATTGTATTGATTTGCTTTTTTGTCATGCTGGTTTCAGCAATTAAGGACTTGATGTGCTGTTCTTGAAGCCACTTGGTCTCTTTCATTTCGTTTTCTAGCGAATGGAGCGCACCGTAATGTCCACCGCGTACTGCATGCATCATGATGCGTGTATTCTTTCCTACTCTTCGGTTTCCTTTTGTTCCGGCAGCCAAGAGTAGTACTCCTGCTGACATTACCTTGCCGATAGCAAACGTATTAATGTCGCACTCTTCTCTTATCATTCTCATAAGGTCATATATTGCAAACATTCCCAAAGCATCACCTCCCCATGTAGAGATATAGAAATCGATAGGCTGGATTATTACTTCATTTGGAGACTCCGGATCGGTAGGATCAACAGGGCTTTCATAACAACATGTTTCTTTTAAGATTAACAAACCATTGCATATGTTTTCTATTTTGTCCTCGTCTAAATCTCCAAACAAGTTAATGGAGCGGATTTGTGGAGGTTGCGGTGGTGACATATCCGGTAAAGTAACATACAGTGATATCTCTTTCTCTTCTGAGTCTTTCTTCTTTTTAGCCATCTTGTGCTTCCTTTATCTTCTTGATAGGGTCTAGTCTTTTTTTATAGTATGCCTCCAGAAAGGACATTAACGATTCCCATGTTTCCACGTCTAGTGCTGCTTTGTATAAAGGAGGGACCGACGAATGGAGTTTGTCAATTGTATCTTTCTTCCATTGTTGGATATAGTTTTCGTCATCGTTTTCGAAAATCTTTAACTTTTCTTCGCATATGCTTTCATCTTCTAGTAATTCTTTATATTTTAAAGAGCGTGCATATACCATGTCTTCAAATGCATTGCAAATCAGTTTGAAAGCAATAATCTTGATATCCTGTACGAATACGATTTTATTAGATAAGTTGATTATAAAGGACAAAGATGCATAAACTAATGCACCTAGGATAAACCAAAAGAATTCCCACATCATTTAAACCTCACTATATGAGTATAACTTACTTACTTTTTTTTGTCAAGAGTCTTTTAGTTACGCGGCGGGCAACTTCATTTACCAAGTGTTCTTCGTCGATGACGTCGACGTCTAACTCCTCGGGTGGTTCTTCGGTGCCCATATCTAGCTCGGCGGACGGGTCCATATCTAGCTCAGCGTCCATATCGGGAGCGTCAAGTTCGACGGTCTCAACATCGCCTTCAAGCTCAACTTCAACGCCAAACTCTTCAGCGACATCTTTAAGTTTGCTTGCCATAGCCATGATGATTTCTTCTGCGCCGCCTTCTTCAGAGCCGACTTCCATTCCTGCGCCGAAAGCTTCTTCTTCGCTTTCCACACCATCAATCTCTCCCTCTTCAGCGTCTAAATCAAGCTCAAGATCGAGTTTGTCATCCTCTTCTTCCATTCCGGGAGGCTCTTGCTCTTCAAGAGTATGATATCCATCAAGGAAAGAGTTGGAAAGGGGACCAATCTCTGCCAGCTTCATGAAGCGACGGACGGTACCTTCTTCTAGTAAAGTGTTTTTCTTATCGTTAGCCATTTGTTATCTCCTTAAGACAAAATATTAGATGTGTGGGAACACCTGTAGCTTATTCATTGTAATAATTAGTACTCTCTTTGGTAAAAGCTTTTTTTCTTATTTTTTGTAATACTGCTTTTTCTATCTGGGTTACTCGAACATAAGAGATGTCGAGCCTTTTGCCAATTTCTTTTAAGGTCATCTGACCATTTTTTTCTATAGCGACGTCGACACAATTTAAATCCTCTTTATAGGATATCCATTGTCGACATTTCCTTTTTTTGCAAGATTTGTTCTTTTTAACGCACTCTTCTGCACAACTTTTCATAGGTCTCCTTTATCTTCAATTAAGTCAAATATATTTTCTATGTCATTTGGATTTAAACCAAATCTCTGAATAATGTCTTTTTCTTTTTTTCGCAATTCTTTTGTTTTCTTCAATCTGTATTTTCTCGCTAACATGCTTTTTTCTTTTATTTGTTGAATGAATGGCATCAGCGCTGGGTCTTCTGAAAGATAAGCTTTAAGATACTCATTAAAAAAGAAAAACTTTGTTAGATCATCGAAATTTAACTTTACAATTAAACTAGCGTCTAGGTGTCCAAGTGACGGAAATTGAATAAGTTTCGCGTCCTCGGGAAGTAATTTTTTCTTTTTCATTTTTTTAAGATATGAGTATGACTTTCTAAAAGACCCGCTTGCGTTTGTTTAATAAACTTTGCGGTGCTTTGGAATTCGGATATGTTTCTACATCCTGAATAGGAAAGACCAGAGACCAGACCTTTATGTAAAGACGTCAGAACGTTTTGAACTGGCCCTTTATAATCAACAAAGGTGCTTATGCCTTCATCTGATGAGAACGTGCCTTTCCAGCTTTCTTGGGCTTTTCTGGAGGCCATTCCTTGATAGAGTTTGTATTTCTTACCGGTAGCTGTAGTTTGTACTTTGCCGGGTGTTTCCTCAGTGCCTGATAGAAGAGAACCTAACATTACAAAATCGGCTCCTGCGGCGATTGCTTTAACAATGTCTCCGCTTGTTCGGACTCCACCGTCAGCAATGATGTTGGCGTTCCTATCGGATACCGCGCAGTCCATAATAGTCTGAAGGCCGGGAACACCATGACCAGTCTGGGTTCGAGTTGAACAGATGCTGCCGCCGCCAATATTGCACCGAACGCTGTTTGCACCCCAATCGGCCAAATCGTTAAATCCTTCAAGTGTGGCTACGTTGCCTGCGATGATATGTATATTGTTATCGAAGAGAAGGCGCAGAGATTCAAGGGCCGTTTTCATTAATATGTGGTGGCCATGAGCAACGTCGACGCAGATTACATTTGCTCCGGAGGCGCATAAAGCTTGGGCGCGCTCTTCAAAATCACCAGTAACGCCTATAGCGGCGCCAATATTGGTTATCCCTTTCAAGTGTGCATCGTGTACCAAAGCGGCTTGTTCCTCAATAGAATTATATCTATGTATTACTCCCAAACCGCCAGCTTGATGCATTGCGGTGGCCATTGATGTTTCTGTTACCGTGTCCATAGGAGAAGAAATTATTGGCAAAGATAGTGTGATATTAGCGTCCATCGCGACCGCAGTGTCAACGTGACTTCTGCTTCTGATATCTGAATAACGAGGAACTAAAAGTAAATCATCATAAGTTAGGGCTTCTTTAAACTTCGTGTGCATGTATTGATTTCCCTCCTCTGAGTGTTTCTATATTATCTGTAGAGTTCTCTTCTACTTCTTTAATGAGCTTATCTAAATACCAGCGCGCTTTCTTTAAATCTTCTAAAGATTTTCCCTTGTAAGGGTGTCGCGTGACATATTTAATAATATTGCTTTCTGGGTAGTCCATTTTCCACGAACGAATGTATGTATACGTTTCAATGGTTTGTTCGCCTTTCCAGTTAACATTATAGTGAGAAGGCTTGTTGATCGAATCGGCCATTATGCTAACACCGCCCAACTTCCATTGTCTAGATTCACATCTTCTTCTTCAAGGACTTCCACCATTGCTTCCCAATCAGGAGTGCCCTCTTGATAATCTTCGAACAATACATACGCAGTATCCCATTCGAAGCCAGTCAAGTTGTGTATAGACTCTCCACGATCATCTTCGAATGTATGTACAGCGTCGGGGAATACTCCAAATTTTTCTTCGAAAGCAGTACAAAAAGATTCGCAATCCTTTTGTTCTTCCCAAGCGACATACTCATCGAAAAGACCCAAAACGTCTGCTAGCTCTGAATTGATAATAAATCCTTTTCTTTGTTGGGGCAGATAGTTCATTACTTTTTCTCCTTTAGTTTCTCTGCAAATTTTTCTTTTATCTCTTTTAGCATTTTTTTGGCGCCGTCCCAGCATTGGGGACAATAAAGGCGCACTGTTTCTGTTTCTTCTTTAACCACAACACTCCATGACATGACTTGCTCTTTATTAAGTTTATCAAAACTTTTTTCACATGTCAAGCAATGATTTGGAAGTTGGCCAAAAAGTGCAACTTTAGTTGCCATTTCCTTTTCAGCTAGCTTTTTTGCTTTGTTGCCTTTCTTTCTACTCAGTGTTCTTTTTAATGATGACATGTACACTCCACACAGCAGCAATTCTCGCATGCAGTTGGTATTCTTAAACTTTCTAGTTGGCCACCAGCCATCCAATTTTGATCGCATTTACCCTTTACACCGGGAACTGCGCCAGATCCGGACCATTGCCAAACTGTCCATTCACCCCACTGTTTAACTGGTCTCTTTGGTTCCGTACCGCTATTATATGAAGCAACCCACAATGGATATTCAAATAATTTCTCGAGGTCGGCTTCAAAGCCTTTTTTCAAGAAAAGATCGTATGCCCAACGAGCAGTGTAGATTAAGGGTCTTACCTCTAATTCTGTTTCTACAACTTCTAGCCACTTCAGGCACCACTCAACATTATATTGGTCGTCTGTCTTCATTCCCTTTTCGACATCTAGTGTCGGGATTAGATCGCCAGCGTTAAAACCAACTTTGCTAGCAGCATTCAAAAAGTGATCCGCTTCGCGTTCTGCATCTTTGATTCCAGCGTCGGAATCGGGTCGACCAAAATGGTAGAGTCCTGTTACAATATTGTTTTCTTTAGCGCCGTTGGCTCTTTCTACAAAGTTGCGATTGACGTGTGTCTGTCCCTCTGTCGCCTTTACCCATGCATATTTAACATCGCTTTCAGAGACAGTTTTCCAATCGACGGTACCGTTCCATGCGCTTACATCAATACCATGATAAACTTCAATTCCTAAATGGCCCAGCGTTTGGGGACCGGCGATACCATCAACACCTAGACTATTAAGTTGTTGGTAGTCTTTAACTGCCGACTCAGTTTTGGATCCGAACTTGCCATCTGCCACAAGGCCATCTAGATTTCCTTGGAGGCGTTTTACTTCTTGGCCTTCGTCCCCTTTTCTAAGTGTGTATTTAAAAGACATGTTTTCTCCTTTCTAATCCTCTAAACTAAAATATAACTGCAAAAGCATCAACAGCACAAAGCCTATTATCAATGGTTTTTCAAAAGTTAAAAAATTCATTAACGTGTGCCGGTTGAGCCAAAGCCTCCTTCGCCTCGTGAAGTGTCTTTATTAAATAACTCTTCACTGGTCTCTTCAATGTCGCAAACTTCTATAGGAATGAGAATGGCTTGGGCTATCTTGTCGCCAGCCTTTAAGTATTGAGTCTTCCACCCTATGTTATGCAAGTTTACAAATAGTTCGCCTGTGTAGCCACTATCGACTACGCATGCGCCAATAACTAGTTGACGTTTATGCGCAATTCCCGATTTATTTTTTATTTCTAACATATAATTTGAAGGGAACTCAACTTTGATGCCGGTTGAAAGCAAAACAGACTCGCGAGATGGTACTGGATATCCCATAATACTGACTATTTGTTCCTGTATGCTTTCGTTAGGGCTAAAATACAAATCCATACCTGCATCTGTGTTGTGTGCGCGTATAGGTAGCTTGGCACTTTCACGTAATCGAACAACTTTAAGAATTGCGGCCGTGCGCTTTTTCATCCTAAAAGCCTCCACTCAGAGAGGCCGCGTTTAGTTGAAAATCCCCATTGTTCTTCATACTTTAGCTTTGCCATGTAGGGTCTGTTGACATATATCTTATCTTTATCTGGGCGTATTCCCCAACACTTTATATCAGTCATAACAGAATTATTATCTAACGTCTTGACAATATAATATGGTCTCCCCTTTATAGTCTTCTTCTTAATGACTTCACGCGGAATAAACCATGCAACAGAAATATCATGATCGTAGTTGGATACTGGTGGGATACAGTTGTATTCCAATCTTTGTATTATGTCGTCGGTCATTACTAAATCGAACGGATACAGGCCACTTAGATTGATTTTATTTTCAATGCTTTCTTCTCGAGTGAAGTCCGAAAGATCTTTATGCTCTTCAATGAGTTCTCGCAACTTCTTTTTGCTTTTGGGCCGGTTTTTAGCCACAACCGTCCAGAAGTGCTTTAGATTACCAAATCTTTCGTCCATCAGCGCATTAAGCCCTTCTGCTCTTACTAAGACGTCTAACGCCTTTTTATTAAATTTAGAATAAACGATCTCTTCATTGAAAAGAAGCTCTTCAACAGTGTTAAAAGGTCGATGGGCAATGATTTGTTCAATAGCTTTATCGCCTAATCCCTTGATCGACGTCAAAGGCTGAATCAACGTTTTAGCATTATCCGATATTTCCCACACCACACCTGATTTGTTTATATCAATAGGTTTAATGTCAAACCCAAACTTCTTTGCTATGTTTAGTGCCCTTTCCTTTCTACTCTCTGGTTCTTTATCTAAGAAACTGGCCATCCATTCGGACGGATAGTAGTTTAACAGCCAAGCACATTGGAAAGAAATAATAGAATAGGAAACAGCATGAGACTTGTTAAAACCATAACCGCTGAAATACTCAAACCTCTGCCAAATCTTTTCAGCCTCTTCCTCCGATATTCCTTTAAGTCCACAACCTTCGACGAATTTGCGGTGGATGGCTGCTTTCTTTTCATTTCCTTTTCCAGTTCCTTTTTTAGTTAATAGCTTTCGAAGAAGGTTCGCTTCGTCCAAGCTGATGTCTTTTCCTAACTTGTGAGCTAATAAAGCAATTTGCTCTTGGAAGATCAAAAACCCGTAAGTTTCTTTTGTGACTTCCTTAATGATATCATGATCATACACAACGTTATGTGGGTTTTCTTTTGCCTCTACATAAAGTTCGTGTACGTTGGCAGAGAGTGGGCCGGGTCTATAAATACTGGTGATGGCCGAGATGTCGATGATGCTTTTCGGCTTCGCTCTTTTGCAAAAGGTCTGGGCGCCTTTCTCAGTAAATTGGAATATCCCGGCCCACTCGCCATTATGGAATATATTCTCATAAATTTTTTGATCATTTAAGTTAATTGTTTCGGGATGCAGATTTTCATTATAGAATTTTTTAATGTCCTCGAAAGAAGGATTTTCAATTCCATGATGACGATGAAGGATATGATAGATGGCACCTTCAATCATTTTAAGTGTTGAGAGACCCAAAATATCGAACTTAATAAAGCCCATTGGCTCCAGATGACGAACGTTCTGCCCTTCTGACCACGGTGTTTGTGTCGTTCCTCCGCTATTAATGAGCGGCATATATTTATCCAAGTCTTCTCCGATAACTACACCTCCCGCATGCCGAGATACAGCACGAGTTTGACCATGCAAAACGTTAATGTGGTGAGCAACGTGAGGATATTTTCTCAAGAGGCCCTTTAAACTATCGGAGAACTCCATTACTTCTTCAAAGGTCGGAACGTATACACCAGCTTTGATGCCATGTTTCTTCTTAGCTAAAGGAGTAGCTTCATGGAGCATTTTAGAAGTTACCGTGTTGACCTCTAGAAAAGGAATACTATAAAACTTTGCAATGTCTTTTATTAACGAGCGTAGTTGAAGCGTGTTAAAATTGGATATCGGCACCACTCTATTGTGCCCCCACTTTTGCGCTAGTTGTTCTTTAAGTTCCATTGGAGAACTACAATCATAATCGATATCTGGATAATCTGTTGCGTCTTTCCTCAAGAAACGAGAGAACAATAGATTATATTTAATGGGGTCAATTTGAGTAATTCCCAAAACATACGCTACAAGCGCTCCTGCTGCAGAACCTCGACCGGGACCAGTTAATTGAACTTTGTTCGCATGGTCAACAATAGCCTTCATTGTGAGGAAGTATTTGCTAAAGCCTCGCTCTGAAATGACCGTTAGCTCTCTCTTGAGACGCTCAACGTATTCTTTCTTCTCGTGAAGATTAAAATGCCTCAAACCATCAACACAAGCTGCTGTAAGCGCTGCGTCGGGAGTGTAACCGGCTGGTACCACAAAGTCAGGAAGACGAACAGTGTTGTCGGGAAGATAGCTCTCAATGCGATTGTGAGCGATATAGTGAGTTTCTGTGATGCTGTTCATTACCAACTCATCATCATATTCCACACCGCATTCTTTTGAATATTGCTTGTAAGATTCCCACATTTGGGTACCGTTCTTAGGATAAAGCTCGTAGCCAATCTCTTCTAAACCGGCAGGTAGTTCTGTCGACATCCATTCCGGAAGTCTTCCTTTGCCCAACCAACCAAGTCGTTTATAAAGTTCTCTATCTTTCCATGCTGTGGGACTTGGGTAATGACTATCAGCAGTGGAGATAAGCTTAAATCCAAACTCTTTCGAGACGCGAATGATATATTGGTTTAGTTCGTGTTGTTCTGCGATGTTGTTCCATTGGAGTTCACCGTACCATCTATCGCCAAAGATGCTCATCATTTGTTCAGTGGTCTCGCGCATTGCTTTCATCACTGCATCGGGTCCATCGTCTCGGTTTTCCCAATAATTACCAGCATATACACCACCAAGACAGGCACTGGCAGCTATAACACCTTCGTTATGTTCACGAAGCAAATCATAATCTATTCTTGGAAAACGATAAAAGCACTCTTTTGAATAAGATGCAGATACGAGCTTAAAAATATTGGTTAGCCCTGTTTGATTTTGCGCGAGCAATATCAGATGGCGTCTGCGATTAAGGATATTTTTAACCGACTTTTTGGAAGCTCCGTCATCTTCAACTGTAGTAGCAGATCTGCTTTGGTCAATGTCTTTCTTTTTCTTTTTGTCTTGTTTATGTTCTTCGTATTCTTTCTTCCATGACTCAAGACTTGGAAGGAAATAGGCTTCGACACCAAAAATCGGTTTAAAGTCTTTTCCTTCTGCTTTCATCTTTTTAGCATGTAAGACTTGGTATGCTAACCCATTTTGATTGCCATGGTCGGTTAAGGCCAACGCGTCAGCGCCGTTATTATAGGCATAATCCATATGTTCTGCCGGATAGCCTAAACCATCAAAGGGACTTCCCACTCCGCTGTGTGCATGTAACCCAACAAAAGGGATGTTATTTTCGCTCATTCATTTCTTCCTTTGTCTTCTCGTATTGTTGTATCAATTCGCCCTTAGATATACAGGCTTGTCCTGCTGTGTCCCATTTGACGCCAAGCTTTTCTTTATCCACTTTATCACTCCACTCAGTATCCCACATTTTTTGGAATACGTCAAGTACTTTGTTGTTATTCGCCTTAATAAAATAGTTTCCTTCGAGAGCTTTCTTCTCGTAATTTTTATCAGGGCGCCCCGCTTGGGAACCAGCACGTCGAATAACAAAATCTGGTTTTATTTTCCAATCGATATTTCTCTTTACCCGTACGGTTTTATAAGGACTGAATAAACAAGATGGCATCTCTTTTTGTGTGGCCTTATGTTGTTTCCAATTTTCAATATCTAATTCAAAAGTGTGCTCTTTTTCTTCTATCTTCACTGCGATGGAAACGAGGGGATCGACATCGTAGTCTTTTGCACTTAAAAAAGTAAAGTCTGCATGTTTTGAAGGAAGGATTATTTTTTCTCTCTCCATCTTTCTGCGCTCCCAAACTTGAAAGACACTCGGAACTGAATACGATGTACCGTCTGGTAACTCAAAGGCATCGTCAGGTAACACGATCTCCTGTACTTTATGGTAATGCAAACAAAGCTGGTTTGTGGTGGATACTTTTCTAAAGGTTCTCGGCACAATAAAAGCTATTGTGTTGGAAAACGACGCGGCATGTTTAAAGAACCTCTTTGCTAAGCTACTGTTTTTTCCGAATGGAGGATTGCCAATTACCAAGTACTTGTTTATAAGTGCTGGAGTAAAATCGAAAAAGTCCATTTTAGCGATAGATGAGATATCTGGTTCAATGTCCAATGCTACAGTTTTGTGCTCTGGCAAAAACTCTAAGAAGGCGCCGGAGCCAGCACATGGATCTACTATCACTTCATATTTATCCAGATCTAAAATAGAAACGCACCTCTCAACTGTCTCTTTTTTAGTATAAAATTTGTCTAGCCTATCCAAATAAAACCTCTCGTTTGCCTTTAGAGATTTCACAACCGGGATACTCTTTTACAAGATCTTTTCCATCAATGAACTTAACGCGAACTTTGGGGAACTCCACGATATCACAGCAAATGTAACATAGCTTGGCTGCTTTGGCATGTGCTATTTCTTTATTGAATTTGCGACCTTCTCCAATCTGATTAGAGGGTTTAAACTTAAGACCGTTCTTTGTAAAGTTTTTGGCATCGTATTTATGACCTTCTTGATCCAGATGATCATGATCCTTGTTGCCTTCAATTCGCGTAAGTTCTGGAAACCAATGCGTTAATTGCTCTTCCAAAAAGAAAGAAGCTACACGGCCGTCCTGGAAAAAGATGGGAATGCGCTCTTTTGGAATATCTCCAAATGAGATGTTGTTGACCTTAAAATTATATGTTTTGTTCTTCTGAATTTTCATTATTAACTCCTATTGGATTCCACTCATTGTATGATAACAGAAATTCGGGTGGTTTGTCAAGCTTTTTCTCACTTCCAAACCATTTTTTTAACCCCTCCCAATTCGACACGTCATAATACCATGGAATATCGACAATGTGTTCATCTTCAACTGATACTTCGTCAAAGACAAAATCATGAGTAAAGTATCTTCCAGTATATGCTTGTGCCATAGGAATGGCTGCGCCTGTTGAATCTCTTGAAGTTGTTTCGTTTTTCCTAAATTTTCGGCGCGACTTTTTAAAGTCTTCGGCGTCAAAAGTAAATGGCAGATATAGGCCGTCTCTATAGCTCTCGCTGTTGTATTCCATTCTGAAGGCTCGAGCAGACCTGATCTTACTGCGATGGTCTCCCATATAATATGGAGTGTACATTCCGTAAGGGAAAGCAACAAAATACTTATCGGGACATGTCCATCGACTTAATTTGCGGCTTACCCAATAAGCTTGGTTCGCTCCCGAAATAATGCTCCAAGATAGACAGTCTCGTCGGTCAACATCTTTAGGAGATACGGGAACGTAATAAATGGGGATTTCTTTGGTTTTGGGATAGCCCGTAAACCGAATGCCATTATAAAACTTATAAGGATCCAGAACATAATCTCCGAGTCGGTACCTTATTAGGGGCTGCATATCTTTGGGGCATACAAGCCAGATAGTGTCGCATCCGGCCATTGCACAGTCAAAAACGGCCTTTTCAACGGCGAGATAGTTGTGACCAATTGGCATTAAACTATCATGCCATGGAAAATTAAAGTCTAAAGGTTGTCCCGCTACAGGAATTACTCCGGCCAGATTAAACCTCTCTTTGTTTATTTCGTTAATTTCCATAAAAAAACTTAATTTTTTCCGTTTCTGCGTATTGGTCCATACGCTTATCTACGCAACGTTCGTTGGTCTCTAAATTGATCGGAGGACGATGACCTCCAATTGAGGTGCCTCTAAAGCCCTGTTCTTTTAAGAGCGCTTCGCTTTTAAACTTAGCCATTGTATCTGAATAATCAAATTTATTTAACTGTGCTCCCGTTAGCGTCGACAAGATATAAATCTCAATAGGGGCTGTTCTGTGTTCTTTAAGTAAATTGATTTCTGATACAAAGAGGTCTTCAGTTTTAAGAATATGGTGTTCTTTCTCTACTACCAGAGATTTAGGTGACATAACATCAACCACATCGTGAAGATTGTTTTTCTTTACAGTCTCCGGTAGTCCTCCAATATCTTTGTCGCTGAAGATAAACAAGTTGTCATATTCAATCTTATTAACAACGTTTCCCTTACAGGCGACGATCAAATGAGAGTCATCTATTCTCGAATATTTAACGGAGTCTCCACCGATGGTTTGCCC